GAGCCGAAGGCAGAGGATCGGAGCGTGACGGGTAGTACGTAACGTCCTTTGTGATGTTATCCATTCCGGCCCACAACCCGCGGCTTTGCAGCGGCGAAGTCGTTTCCGGGAGGCTATTATGCCAATTCGAACAAAGTCGAAGGGCTCAATCTACACGAAAGCAACAGACATCCAGTACAGTCGTAGTGACGGTACGCGAACGGATGTCGTTGTCTGGTCAGGCAACTACAGCTCGGGTGAGCGTAGCTACATGGCCGGAGTAGACCTTGTGAACTTCCATAAGAGGAGAAACAAGGGTGAGCTTCTTCCCATTACCCCCTTTCACCAGCAGCGGGTTGCTGTTGGTGGCCAAGGATCGTATTATCTCCAGTACAAGCATAACTCAGGGTTGATCGACACTTACACCAATGTAGGAAACTACCACGGTGTTATCGATCTATCTGAGTCAACATTGCTCAAAAGAGCGCAAGAGTACGCCAATGCCGTTGATACCGATTATCTGGTACAAAAGGCTGCGGCTGATCTATACGCGTCTGGTTGGGCAGCTGGTACATTTCTTGGAGAGCTCGGCAGTACAATCAAAATGTTCAAGACAATGGCCGCAAGGCTGTATCGAGAACTAGTGTACTTGACGAAAGTCAGGTCCTTTAACTTTGATGTGTTTACCACCGCTTGGATGGAAACACGGTACGGCTGGCGCCCCTTTATTGGGGACCTCGTGAACCTCTCTGAGGCTTTACAGAGGTTGGGTGATGGAAAACAACGCTACTCGAAGACCAAGAACAGACTCGCCATTGATGGTGGATCTGAAATAGTCAGTGTGGATCCGTGGCCACTGTCAAACCTTGAGCATTATGCTGACCACACGTGGACTGTAAGTACATCCACACGTGGCAAGGTGATTGCGGACTTTCGTCCGCCAGTGATCAACGTAAATCCTATGACTACGGCCTGGGAGTTAATAACTCTCTCGTTCGTCGTTGACTGGTTTGTCAACGTAGGTCAGATGTTAAATGCGTTGTCTTTGGAAATGTGCACAGATGCTTATGTCGCTGCTGGTGGAAAGTACATCCTCATGGAGGGTTACTATAACACCACGGATACAATTATCCACGACTATAGCAGTAAGGGCACATGTATCGCTTACTCGCCTCAAGTGAGTTTGTGGTATGAAGTCGAGTTGACGATTCGTCAGCCCTCCCAAATACCCTTATCACCGTTAGCCGAGATTAGGCTTGATGACTTCAAAATCATTGACCTGATAATCATCGCATGGAATATCTTGCGAAATCGGCGATAATCAAGAGGACAAAACTATGGCCGCAATGACCATAAGCCTTACCGAATTCTCCGATAAGGAGAACTCACGCACGTACACTTTGTCGTCGCACAGCGCGGTTAAACCCGCGTTGGTGATTCAGAAGCGTCGTGTGCCTTCAGGGAATGCTACAATGGCCCGTGATACGATTTCCATTATTCGTGGAACCGTTGACGCGGACGGTGCAGCTTTACCCCAGAAGTCGTCCATGAGTGTGAGCGTCGATCGGCCCATTGATGGTGCCGACGCGGACGTGACCAGTAATCTTGCCGACTTGCGAGATATCGTCGCTTCTGACGAGTTCGCAGCCGTAGTAAGTGGTCAGCTGTACTTGAAGTGATGATGGAAGAGAACCTTTGTTCCTTATTGGTTCTTCTATTAACCATTATTGCTAATGGGTGCTGTTTACCTCCGTGGTTAATGCCATGGTAACACGCTTATGATACAGGAGGACCCACAATGGGCCTACAGATCAATCCGTACGTGATCGCACGACTGATGGTTGAAGATGCGCCACTTCGCGAAGAAACGAAGCAAGTAATCCTTGGAAGGATACGTGCACGTGACCTCGAGTGGCTTGCTTCCTGCAGTGCATCTGGTTTGTCCCCAGCATTTCCATGGGACAATTTAACGTATTTAAACACCCTCATGCAGATTGAGGCCTTGTTCAAGAAGAACGCGGCCCTATCTTCATGTGACTGTGAGCGTAAAGCTTACGAGTCGTTCGTGTCTGCTGAAGTAATATGCAGAATCACGAATAGGAGGCTTGACTGGTACCTTTCGGAGCATCCGGATCGAATCGATCCCGAATTGTCTTCATTGTTGTCCAGCTGCCGGCGCTATATTTCGCGCGTGTTGGGTGCGTACGAGGGTTTCTTTCCAAAGATACCCGATTTGGTGCGTTTTACTGCAGGTGCTTCATCTACTCGTAAGCGCAGCGAGGCATTACCTCCCCTCAAGCTTTCTAAGAGGATGGTATGTACGCCTGGTGCGCAGCCGTTTGTCGACGCTATTACCCGTTATTTTGGGTATGGCCGTCAGAAGGCACGTCTTACGACGCAGAACAGAGTAGAATTCGTACCGAAGAACTGGAAAACTCATCGCACGATCGCCTGTGAGCCAGATGGCAATTTGCCACTCCAGCTTGCTTTTGATACGTACGCGAAGGGTCGACTCCGCCGCAAGGCGGGTATAGACCTGAGTGACCAGGGAAAGAACCAACGTATGGCCAAGGAGGGGAGTCTCAGCGGCAAGTATGCTACTGTTGATCTCTCTATGGCTTCTGATACCCTTGCCTACAACACAGTTGTAGCCCTGTTCCCTTTCGAGTGGTTTACCTTTCTTGACAAGATAAGGTGCCCTCAAGGGGTTTATAAGACAGGGGAAACGACGCAAGTCTTTGACTACGCGAAGTTTAGTTCCATGGGTAACGGCACGACTTTCGCCGTTGAAACGTTGGTATTCAGTGCTGCATGCTACGCAGTTGGTAGCGAGGATTTCTCCGTTTATGGTGATGACATTATCATCGAGACTGAGCTCTATCCGAAGCTCCAGCGGTTGCTGCAGTTCCTGGGTTTTAAAGTAAACCAAGACAAAACTCACGTTGCTGGCTCCTTCCGGGAGTCTTGCGGCGCGAACTGGTATAGGGGTATTGACATAACTCCCTTCTACCTGCGTGATGACCCGCGTAATAAAGCCGGGAAAAGTCACGTTGTCAACGGTTTGGTGCAGCAGGCTGTTCCCAATGGGGCAGTCTGGAAATGGTGTGCAGATTTCTGCAAACGGGAAAGATTACAAATGATCCCGTACACCGGTGTGTCTACTGAGGGTGTCTTCATTGACATCCAAAGTGCTTATGACTCAGGGCTTTTCCGTGTACCCCAACGACGTACTAGCGCTAGTAAGGACAAGAAAGACGTCCTCAAAACGCCAAGACGTAAAACGTGGATTACTGAATGTAGACTTTATCGACCTAAACAGGACGAGCCAGTCGAAATCCAGGACACCCGCGCGTTGTTTTTGTGGCACCTCCAGGCAAGAAACGGTCAAACATACCGTTCTGCGGTAACGTGGAATGGTAATGAGATCGCCAATTGTCAAACACCAGAACCTCTTGAATCTCGGCCTGAACTTTGGGTCCAGACTAAAGGGGGAAGGTGGGTGTTTGCCGCGACTAACACGGAGACGACTCGGTACACTCACCCGACACATAGTTATAAGTGCAGGTGGGCTAGCTGGTATCCTCCAGCTGAAGTAGCGCCCGTTCACATCCATATGTGGGCGGAGTTCTTGATAGGCCGCTAAAGCTGCCTCAAGAGCGCTAGGGGC